TGTCAAGCTTTCTATTAAACTTTTATTAATGATTATTCAAGAAATTTTCTATTTCATTTTTATAATTTGATATTTTTAAATCCATACATATTTTCAATAGCATTTTTATAAAATTTACACTCCTATTATATTTATCACTTAATTCTTTTACATCATTTTCTACTACATTCATATCTATAATATTCTCCTTTTTCGTTTGTTTGAAGCTTCGATTTATAAATATCGTAAAAATTATCCACTATGGTGGATATTATATGAAAGTGCCATTTTTCTATACAAAAAAATAAAATAGCACTTTTATGGTACTATTTTATATAATTCTTTTATATCTATATTTAATGCTTGTGCTATTATAATTGCCATACTCAAGGATGGCTCTTTTTCATTTCTTTCTATATAATTTAAATGTGAACTTGATATTCCTGTTAATTTAGATAATTTTTCTAAACTATATCCGCTTTTTAATTCTGATCTCTTTCAATAATATTTCTATTCTCATCTTTCCACCTTGTCTTTAGTATGTTCTATTTACTCTTATAGCATACATTTTATCCACTTTGGTGGAAATGTAATATTTTCCAAAAAGAAAAGAAGCCCTTTAGACTTCTCTTGCTTTCTCTATTATCTTCTTAAAATTATTAGTCTGTGCATAGTATTTTAGACTTTCTACACTTAAAACTAAATAATCAGATAATAGCTTATTATATTCTTTTTTATTTCTTATATTAAGATTTTTTATCATTTATAAAGATTTTAAATAATATTCTTGCATATGATCACCTCAAATATATTTTAACATTTTTTATGTTAATTGTTTGTCAAAATTTGTCTTTTAATTTACATTTTTTAGGTTTTTTATTGACTTTATTGCCTTACCTATATATAATACTTCCGTATGGAGGGGATTTTAATGATAGATGCAATAAAAAGACATCCAACTCGAACCAAAGTTGTTACTATTTTTTTAATAGTATTAATATTATTTGCTATTTTTTGTGTTAGTATAAAAAAAGTTTTTGGTATTGATTGTGTTAGTATTTATTATTCAGAAGAAGAACAACAAATTATATTTTTTAACTTTATTTCATTAAATAACTGTTTGACTATATTAACTTTAGCAGGAATGATTATTGGTGCTATATGGGCTTTAATTCAATACGACAAAACAACAAAGTTAAGGCAACAAGAAAAAGCTTCTGAAATAGCAAAATCATTTTCTGAAGAACTAACATTGAAATGTTCTATAATTTGTGAGGTATTTAAAAATAGCGAACTTGGTTCATTTTTGAAATTAGATACTAAAGATTATGAAAGTTTTTATTTTTTCAACACAAACGAAATAAGAAATATTTATAATGATGATAATTTTATTGAAAAATATAGAAAAAAACGAGATGAATCTAATTTAAATCAAATTTATTATAGAATATTAGACTCAAGAATATCATTTAATTTATTTAGTTTGTTAACAGAAAATAATAAAATATATTCTGAAGAAGAAGCACAAAAACTATTTACATTAGATAACTCAAATCTTCCCTTTAAATTTTCCGCTTTAGAAACAGATGTGTTAAACGAATTAGAATATTTATGTATGAGCTTATCAAGTCAAGCTGCAGGTTCAAAGTTTGTATACCAATCATTACATCAAGTATTTTTAAGAACAATACGAACATTAAGCATAGAAATTGCTATTTCAAATGAAAATTGCTATACAGATAAATATTTTACAAGTATAATTAATGTATATAAAGAATGGACCTCTTTATACATAAAACAACTAGAAAAGGAAAAAAAGCAAAAAAGAAAAGTCAACAAAATTTTAGAACCAAAATTAAAGACAGTTTAAAAAACTGCCTTTTTTTCGGTATCAAATACTTAGTAAAAAAATATATTTATTTTATCTTCTTGTCTTTATTCTCGCTTCCAACAACAATAGGCATATCTTTCATCCATTCTCCATACATAATAAACTCCTCCTTTATATATATGTTATTCTCATATGGATTAACATATGATTTGTTTATTAAATTATATGAATATTTTAATAAAAAGTCAACACTTTTTATTAATTTTCATAAAACATTTCGACAAATTTCGATTATCATAAAAGTCTTGAAAATACTGCATTTTATTGTACTGTCAAAATCAATTTTAAGCCGTTTTTATTTTCAAGCAATATAGTTTTATCCCTCAATTTTTGTTTTATATTTATTTTTATCTTTTTTTACAAAATTCGACAACATTTTTAGTTTTTATGTGATATAGTATAGAAAAAAAGGAGGAATAAAATTATGAAATACATTTTTTTAGAAAAAAATTCTGTTGAAAATCCTGATCCACTCATAAAAGATTATTTTTACTTTATCACAGAAGATAAAGATCTAATTTATGCTAATGTACCTGAAGAAAACAAGGTTCCTATTTCTTTTAATTTACAAAGTTTAAAACCAATTTCATTTACACATCATAGTCCAAAAGATTTAGAAAGTGTTTTTGGTGATATGTTTTTAAATATTATCAACAAAAATTTATCAGAAGTAAAGATTTTAAAATTCATTGTAAATGATAATGATAAAAATAATATAAAAATTGAAAATATAAAATCTTTACTTATTTAAAGTTTATTATAATATAAAATAAAAAAGAGGTAGACCGAAATTAATCAGCCTACCTCAACATTTTACTTTCCAACTACGATAGGAAAATCTTTCATCCATTCAAAATACATTACTTTACTCCTCCAAGCCATTTGCAGAATCCTATTTTATAATTGTTTGTTCCATTTACTTGATATCTAACCATAGCTCTATCATTAAATATTCCAAAACAATCACAGCTTTCTCTTGGATCTAAACTACCTATTCTTTTCGTACAAGCTGTATCTGCGTATACAACTTCTGTTGTACTTCCATTTTGATATCTTTTCACTTCTTCATCACTCCCATTTTCTACATTTTCATTTTCTGTATTTTCATTATTTATTGGCTTATCTTCCAAATATGATTTAATCATATTTAAAAATCTATCCCAGCCCAAATCTAGGGTTCTATGTGGACAATATTTATTTGCAAAATCTTGATGTTTATGTACTCTATCAATTCCCCAATTATATTGTTTTAATAAATATGCTATATATTCTGCAGCTAATTTTTCTGCATCATCAAACTCTTCTCCTCCTGATTTTGAATAACATATTTCTATATTAATCATATGAGCATTTCCTCTTCCATATCTGCCATCTCCAGAAGCAAAACAGCTTCTTTCAAAAGGTAATCCAGTTACAACTCTAAAGTTATCTACTGCTGCATGGAAAGATACTTTTTCAGGTCTCCCAAGCATATATGATATTTCTGCCATTGCAGAAGCATCATTGTATGTATTATGTACAGATATTCCTTCTTTTTCTGTTACATCTGGACATTTTATTGCATATTTAGCTTCTGGACATATTACATTAGTTATTTGCATTATCTTCACCTGCCTCATATTCAGTTTCAAAAATATTTTTATTGTATAATTCTTCATTGAACTCTACATTTTCTCTAATAACATTATCTTCTTCCATGAACTATTCCTCCTTTTTGCTTATTGCTTTTTGTCCCAATAAATATGTTCCAAGGACTCCCTGCACTACTGCTATAACTTGCACTATTTGAACAGCATATGGTATTGTTATACCATCTACAGCATTAATTCCAGCTACTAATGCACTTACTATTGCTAATATGTTTGTTAAATACTTTGCTATTGTTTTTACCTTTTCCATAACATTTTCCTCCTAATCTGTTATTTCAAAATCTTCTATTTTCTTCATTAAAGACTCTACAAAAGAGTTTCCCTTTAATTTGAAATAGATTTCTGCACTATGTTTCACACTTTCTAGCTCATAGTGCGTAATTTGTTTTCTCTCTTTACATCTATCATATATTGTTAATATATCATTTCTTAAGCTACATTTTGTTGCTTCTATCATTGACATACAGAAACTAAACATTGCTATTGCAAATGTACCTAAGAAGGTAATTAAAAACCAATATTCTTTCAAAAATTCTAATATTTGTGTTATCATTATTCTTCCTCCTTAGTAACTATTTCTGTATTTTCTTCTGTTTCTTCTACTTCAATATATGTATCTTCTACTAGTAATGTCAATTCTGCAAATTCTTCGTCTGTAATTTTACTCATTGCGTAAAATACATTTAATTTGTTCTCTATGTCTGTCTTTTTTTTGTAATATTTCTTTGTGATTAGTCTCTTTAATAATTCAGTTATCATCTTTTACACCTCACTTTCTAAATCTGTTTGCATGTTATTCAATAACATTGCACTTGTTTCTGTTGTACTTAATAATTGTTTTATCTCATCTATTTGTGCTTGTAATTTGTTATGTTCTGTTTCTGTGTCTTTAAGATATTTCAAGCTTACAATCGGATTTACTTCTGCAGATTCCGCTGAGATATTTGTTATATTCTTATATGTATGTGATTTATTATATATCTCATCTAACACCTTGTTTTGTGCTTCCGTACATTCTATTAATTCTGGTTCTTCTAATAAATAATAAATTTTAAATGGACCATTATCATTTATATACTTTCTAAATGCTTGACTATAATTATTTATTGTTAATTCTTCTCCAAAATTTTTTTCAATATCCTCGAATGGTATTGATATCATAAATTTATTACTATTTATATATGTCTGGATACCATCTTCTTTGCCCCCCCACATACTATTATCCTTTGCTTTTAATTTGTCACATAATATATCATTTCTTACATTCGTTGTTTTCAAGTCATTTTTCACAACTGCAAATGCAATATTTCTATTAGTTTGAAAATTTGCAAATGTTCCACAAACCTCTATATTAGTAGTTGGAAATGTCAACATTATTTCTGTTTTTACACAATGTTTCTCATACCATTTTCCATCTTGTTTTACAAAAGTATCACCTTCGAACATCGGTTGTTGAACATCTACTAAATATGATTGCTCTTCATGTTGTACTATATTAGTTAAAGTTGTTGCCTCATCTAATTGAATATCATTTTTATCTATATAAACAAAATGCCCTGATGAATACCCATTCCATACAAGTGCTTTTACTGTTTTTCTAGCATTAGATATCAGTGAATATTTCCCAGCATTTGTTCCATCAGTTTGCATATAACTTGTACTTCCGTCTGTATATGCTATAAGAAATTGTCCAATTAATTTGCCTGTATATGTGTACCCAACAATATTAACTTGAAATACATATTGCGTATTTTGTTTACAATTCAAGTTATATCTTTGTGTAACACCAACTAATTTTAAACATTCTACATTATTATATTTTTCATAAGCATTTCTTGAATTTAAAGATTTTAACTTATCAATATCAATAAAATTTTTATTAAATATATCTATTTTTGCACTACCACAATTGCAAGAAGAATAATTGCTTATGCGAGTACCATAAGCAATCTTTATTTTGCAATCTTTTATATCTTCTAGTGTTATTGTTTTATTTGCATCTTGCCACATCAACATTAATGAGATTTTCTTTGTATTCTCTTGTAGTTTTATAGTTTTGTCTTTATTATTTGATGACATATTATTTTTTATTATTACGTCATTTTCATCAATCTCAAAAACATTATACTTTAAATCCTTATCTGTTCCTAGTGAGATTGTAATATCTTTGTTCGAAATAACATTAATATCTTCATCTGTTAATAATCTTATTGTAGTATTGGCTTTTTGTGTTGTTGCTCCTACAATACCACTATAGTATCCTTTTCGTGCAAAAATAGTATCATTTAAAATGTTTATATCATCTCCAACAGCCTTTAACTCACTTGGAAAATCTAGGCTTGGACTTGCTCCGTATTGCTCATATGGCTTGTCTTTATTTTCGTAGTCTGTCAATAAAACTTGTAAAGTTCCACTAACTAAAATTCCAGTATTTTGTTGCTGAACATATATTTGTTGTAAAACATCTCCTGCCTCTAGAGTCAAATCAGTAGAAACTCTTAAATATCTTGGTTCTGTTTCACCATTTTTTATTAATTTTACTGACAAAATTGCATTTGTTAAATTACCAAAAGCCTTTAAATACATTTGTTTAGTTATTTCCAGTCCATTACCATCATATTCAACTAACATATGTGTAAACATTCCTGTAGTTGTTCCCTGATATGAAACACTTGACTCATCAATTTTTGTTATAGTAACACCTGCACTTTTCGTTGATGTAGATGTTATCTTAAATTGATTATATCCCTCTCTAGTATCTTGTTGGTGATTTCCACCAATTTCAATTTCACACCTGGCGTCTGAACTATCTTCTATGTGAATATTTTCTCCACTTACTTCGTTAACTACTGCTATACTCTTTATATCATTTCTTAATCGTTCATTTTCAGCTTGTATTTCCTTAATTGTCTCTTTATTTGCTTTTATGTCCTCATCTTGTTCATTATCTTTTTTATTTATTGTTTCTGTTGCTGTTTTTATGCTTCCTTGTATAGCTTCTATATCTTCTGTATTTTTAGAAATCTTTTCATCTCTTGTTTCATTGCTTTTTTCTAAAACATCTATACTACTTTTATTTGTTTTATTATCTTCTTTTAATGTACTTATATCTTTTTGTGCTTGCATTAATTCTTCTGCATTGTTATCTACTACATCTTGCATTTTATCCCAGTTTTCATTTAAATAACCTTGCACATCAAATTGTTCTGTAGAATTTACATCTCTATGTATATTTAATTCTTCAATCTTTTTTACTGCCATATAATCCTCCTTTTAATCATCAGTTTCATACCAGCCACTACCAGCTATTTCAAAATAATTTGTATTAGTTATTTTTAATTTTTTAGCAGAACTCTCTAATGCTTGTATTCTTATTTTTCTATCTTGTGGGATAAATGCTACATTCAAATTGTCTTCCAACAATGAATATACCAAGGCCACATTCAACGATTGCTGTCCAAAATACTTGTCTCTTGATACAAATGGCAAACCTTCAATAACAGCATAATTTTCAGTTCCATTTAATTTTGTAATTTTACCTCTTACATAAAAATCCACAAAAACAAGTTTTCCTATTCTTTCATATTTTCCGACTTGAGTAGTATATGTTATGGTTGGAGCTTTATTCTCTACAGTATTGATGCTTGGTGTCCATGTTCCTTCTTTCATTTTATCTTGTTTACCAGCTTCAATATTATTCTGAAATTCAGTCAGTGTAGTTTGATTTAACTTTGTTACCTTATTTATCCAATCTATTAATTTCATTGTTTTTCCTCCTTAAGTACCTTTATTTCATTTTGAAGTGCCTCTACCTGTTGTGATAATTCTTGTATTGCTTTAGATAATGTAGCAATAATCGGTAATTCATTAATATAATATCTTTCTTCAAGTGTATCTGTTTTTTCTCTTTTTATTATAAAATTAGGATCTATTTCTTCCATATCCTGTGCAATATATCCAATATTATAATGTTTTCCGTCGTCTTTTTTATCAAATTGTTTATGTTGAATCTTATTTATTATATCTAATGCTTTTACTTCACAATCTTTTATATTGTCTTTTATTCTTCTATCTGATGAAATATTATTTGCATATACATTGCCTCTTACATTCAAATCGCCATAAACTGATGCTGTATCTGTATATAAATCAAAAGATACTTTATTGTTATCTGAACCAAGTATAATTGTTCCACCGAATGCGTGTAATGAGCCATCATCTGTAAATAATACATAATCGTCACCATTTCCTAATTTAAATGAATTTGATCCACCTACATTTCTGTAAAACGATATATTATTTAATAATTTTATTTTCGCATATCCAGATTCTAAATCTTGAGTGCTTATAGAGAACAACATCTCATCATTATCTGTATTAATAAATTGAATTGCATTATTTACTTCGTCTGCATACATTTTTATATTTCCACCAATTATTCCTGTTGATATTCCGTCTAATAATATATTACATGAAGCTAGTACTAATTCTCCGTACGATGCATCAGAAGCTTTCTCAGCCATTTCAAAATTTTTAATATAAAAAATTGGGTGGAATTTATTATCTGATTTTGTTTTTATTCCCCAAGCCATACCATTCGAAAGCTTTTGATTATAATCAGCTAAAACTGAAAATGCAATGTATTGATCATTATCTTCTTTTTGTACACCCATATCTCCAAATATTGTTGTTCCATCACTTTTATAAAAATGTTGTCCAGTTTTATCAAGTGCCATTAGCACTTTTTTATTGCTGTCTAATATTGCAAAACTTGCATTATTATTTATTATCATCATTTGTATAAATTCTGATATTTGATTCCATGCTAATTTTACCGCTTCAGCATTTTGTTGAATATATGTTCCAACTTCTGTTTTGCCAACTTTTTTATTTACTTCTGATGTTATATTTTCTGATACTAATTTTATTGCAGCATTCATTTCAGTCGTTTTAGAATAACTTTCAAGCTTTTTATTTACATTAATATCAACTTGTTCTGCAGTTTGATTTATTGCACTATTCATTTCAACTTTTGAAGCATAAATATTTGTCATGTCATTTTGAATTGCAAATTTAGCTTTTAAAACTGCTGTATAGTTTTTTATTGATAATGTGTTTGTACCATCAAATAATTCAATTGAAAAATCTCCTAAATCTTCTGTTGCTACAGTTGATTTTATACTTCCATCTGTATTGATTCTTCTTATTACTTTTGCTTTTCCATTTTCCAATATATATTCGTCATATGTACTGTCATTTTGTCTTAATACATCTTTAATTCCTAATTCATATTCCTTGGAATTTCCTTTTGAATCTGTTACTACAATTATGCTATCTCCAAGTAAATATAGATCGTCACTTAAAACTACATCATCACCAATTTTTAAACTACTAAATACATCATTATTTCCACAGATATGTAACTCGACTAATTCACCTGCAACCGCATTTCCTAATTGTATTGTTTTATTTCCTTCAATTGTATTTGTTGTTTCTTCTATATGTGATACTTTATCACTTATAGAATCTATTGTTTGTTCATGTTTTGTTAGTTTTTCAGTGTTTTCTGTTGTTTCCTTAGCTAATTGAGTTAATTTTAAATTTTCTTCGTCTATTTGACTTTGAATTTTTCTATTTATAACTTGTTGGCTCTGTTTTCTTGTTGTTGTATCTTGTTTTTGTTTTATTGCTATTTTACTTTTTATGTCTGCTATAAATCGTTTGTTTAATGTCATTTCGCCTTGATAAATTACCTTTTTGCCATCAATATTAATAATATCTCCAATATCAACAGCTGGATTTATTATTGTTGTTCCTTCAAAACTATAAAAATCTAAATCTTTTACAGCATCATATATTTTTTGGATATCATCTTCTTCGCTAATAAATAAATTCTCTTGTCTAATCCAAAGTGTATCTTTTGTTTCATCTCCTACTTTAAATGATTCTGTTCCATTCTCATAAGCTACTCTTGATATCTGATGTCCTTCACCCCATTTGTAAGTTTTAAATAACCTTTGAGGAATTATTTCTTCATCTTCTCCAAGTTTTTTTATTTGAATTTTACCAGTTCTACCAGCACAACAAAATCCTCCAGCTTTTTCTGAAATATAACTCATATACTCTCTTGCTTTTACTTCATTGTCATAAACATATATTTTTTTATTAGAATTAAGAAAAGAGCTTGTTTCTAATTCAAGCCCTTTCTTTTTACATATATCTTCTGCTATTTCACTTAAAGTTGCATAGCCTTTTTTCTTTATCAATTCACTAGCATCATAATATCCATCGTCTGCATCTAATTTTATAATATTGTCTACAGCTTTTATATTTATTACATTGCTATCTTCATCGTCATAGTCATCTACATTATAAATCCCGTATTGGCATCATTTCAAAACTATCATCATGTTTTGCTAAACTTTTTACTTGTAATTTGTTTAGATCACATACTAGCATTTTATTTAGTTCTGCAACTGTTATTGCATGATTTACTAAAACACCATATTCTATTCTTATTGTCTTAGCGCTTATTATTCCAGAACTTTTGTGTATTTTCATCTCTATGTATTGACTTGGAACACTTCCCAACTCTAGTTTTTCATCAAATAGTTCTCCTCCATGTTTAAAATCTAGCAAATATTTGGGATTTAATAATACATCATCTATATAAATATTAGTAACTGTTAGTGCATTGCTTTTATATATTGTTTTTATTGCTTTTTCTGTTAATCCTTTATACATCGTTTACCTCCAAAACAATTTGCTTTTGTGCATCTGTTAATTCTTTTTGCATTAAATTAAATGATGTTTTCCATTTTGTCTTTTCTGTTTCTGTTCCTTTTTCTGTTTTTATCATTTCAACTTTTCTCTTTGAAACTCTAAACTTAGCTCCTTCTAAAAATCCACCTTTTACAACTGGAATTTTTATATCCAATATAAATGGATTTTTAAATGTTTTTTGACATAATTCTTCTGCTTCTTCTTCTGTATTAAAATCCCATGACATAGAAAGCTTTAACATTCCTACTGCGATAGGATTATCAATTAAGGAGCCATCATCATTTGATGTATAACTATCTTTGTCTGTATCTTCTATATCTGCGCTATATGTACTTGGTGTTGGTAAATTTTCCTCTTTTCCATGTTCTCTCCATAACATAATTTTATCCTCCTATTAAAGCTTCTATGTTTTTTCCTGTTCTTCTTGTTTTATCTCTTAAATCATCTAATAATATTTGTCCTAACTTTTTGTCTCCTACTTTTACTGTTAGATATATTGGTCTATCACTATTATCTAGTGATGCAAAATCTGATAATACATCTTCAAATGTATTTGCAATATTTGATGGTTGAATATTTATAGGTTCTATTTTAGGTTGAATTGGATTAAATCTAGTTATTGAATCAGTATTAATTGTATATGACATCATGTTTGCCAAATTTTCTATTTCACTTTTTACTTTATTTGTATTAGCCTTTATTCCACTTACCATTAAGTCTATCATATCTGGCATATATGTATGAAAATTGCTTAATGGTCCATCTTCTGGCTCAGAAAATCCTAATAAGCTTTTTATTTTATTTGCCACTGAATTTACTGCACTAGTAACTCTTCCTATGTTGTTTTTAATACCTGAAGCCATATTGCTCACTAAATCTTTTCCCCAATCAGATGATTTACTGCTTAAATTGCTAAAAGTATTTTTGATTGTCTCTGACATACTTGATAAGTTTTTATCATTTTTAATGTTGTTCCAAGTATCTGTTATTTTGCTTTTAATATTATCAAATTTTTCTTTTGCATTGTCTTTTATATTTTTCCAAGTATCTGTAACATTTCCTTTTATTTCTTCCCATTTTTCTTTTGTTTTGCTTTTTACTTTTTCCCAAGTATCTTCTACTTTTTCCTTTATTTCTTTAAACTTATCTTTCACATTTTTAGAAAATTCTTCAAATATTCCTGCAACTTTTTCCCATATTCCTGTTAATCCATTTTTTAAACCTTCTATAATAAATTTTCCTTGTTCTTCCATAACTGTTGATGGAGAATGTATTCCAAAAACACTTTTAAAGCCATCTATGAATGGCTTTAATATATTGTCATATATCCATTGCCCTATGCCAATAACAGCATCTCCTATTCCTTTAAATATTCCTAATACTATATTTCCTCCACATTCTTCAATCTTTTCATCGAAATATTTTCCTATTCCAGTAAAAGCATCACTTATTAATGTTCCCAAAAAAAGTGCAAGTCCACCTAGTGCAGTTCCTATACCTTTGAATATCGCTGATACAACTCCGCTCCAATCAATATTTTTTACAAATTCTTCAACATCTCTTGCTATTTGTTGCCAGTCAATAGTTTCTAATGTTGTAGATATTGTGTCTAATGTTCCTTTTATTCCTTCACTCAATGTTTTAGCTGCTACTGACCAATCTACATTATTGAGAAATCCATTTATAGAATCCCCTATAGCTTTTCCAAATTGTTTCCAATCAAAGTTAGTTACGAAATTATAGCAAAAATAAATAATTGTATTTAATCCTTGTGCAAATGTATTTCCAACCTTATTCCAATCAGTTTCTTTTATTCCACCATTTAAAAATTGTGCAATATTAGTTCCTATTTTCTTTGCTGTATTTTGAATTTTGTCCCAAGGTATACTATTTATTGCTTCATTTATTTTTTTACTAATTGTTTCCCCTACTTGATACCAATTTTCTTGATTTATCGCATCAATTATTGGATTAGAATTACTATCCATTTTTGATAAATCTATATTAGGATTGCTTGAACTATTGCTATTATTCTTGTTATCTGAAACATTGTTAATTTCACTATGCACACTTGATAAAGATTTACTTGCTTGTTTTGCACTACTTGATGTATTTTTTATTGATGAAGATGTTGCTTTAGCGAATATATTTACTCCTGACATTGCATAAACTACACTTTGAATAGCTTTCATCAATTGATATACTAAACTAGTTACATATTGTATAACTGGCGCAAATACACTCCCCATCGCATATTTCATATATTCTATATTTGCACTTAATTGTTGTGCTCCTTTATTTTGACTTCCTAGCCAAGCTTGAGCACTACCACTCAATGCAGAATAGATACTTCTTAAACTAAATAATGCTGTAGCATATTTTAATACATGTCCTAGTCCATTTTTTATTCCACCATTCCATTGTTTTATTTGGTTCATAATTTTAATTGTTATTCCTGATATATTATTCATAGATGGTGTTATTTTCTTTAAACTTGAAAAAAAGCTAGAGAAAAAGTTTCCTTTGCCACCTTTTTCTAGCTTATCTTTTTTATTGTTTAATCTTTCTAATTCTGCTTCAGCTTCTATTATTTCTTTAGTGTTTAAATGTATCTTACCCTCTTTTGCGTTTTCTAGTTTTTCTTCTACCTCACTTATTTTATATTTTACTAATTCTAACTCTTTCGAACCTCCAACTTGTTGCATGTGTTGTTTAAATTGTCTAACAAATGGAATAACTTGTTGAATTTTGCTTTTTATCATATCCCATAAATTAATTGAGTTTGTATCTGGTTTTATATTTTCTGTATTATTATTAATGCTTCCTCTATATCCAGTTATTTTAGGTCCAGTATTTTTAAGTTCTGGTGCTTTTATTTCTGGAATTTTAATTTCTTCTGATGTACTTTTCAGTGTCTTTAAATGTCCTGTTAATTTCATTATTTCTTTAGAATAACCAGTAATATTCTTTATATTAAATGTTTGTCCATTTATTGTCATTCCACTAATATCGTTTGGATCAAAGTCTTTTTTATAATTATTCACATAATCATTAATTGCCTTAGTATCATACTTTATGAATTTTTTATTAGATGTTTCATTCGTGCTTTTATTAAAATTCATTGTTTTTTTTCTAACGTTATCATAAGCATTTGCTAAGGCTCCTATATTGGCTTTATATTTAGTAATCTCTTTTGATACACCTTTTATTTGTTCTTTTAATCCATATATTTTTATACCTGAAATATCGTTTGGATTCCATCCGTGAGGTTGTCTGTTTTTTTAGACTATCTAAAGCTCTTTGAGTTTGACTTATTGTTTTCTTTGCATCTTTATTGTTAACCTTAATTGATATTTCGTTGTTTTTAGTTGCCTTTTTAATATCCTCAATTTGTCTTTTTACTTGAACTGCTGATTGTTTTACTTTATTATTAAACTCTTTCATATTTACTTTTGAAAAAGCTTCTTGTGCTTGTTTCATTACTTCCTTTATTGCTGGTAAAAACTTCTCAAATTCTTTTAATGCTTCTTCTACTTTTGCAGTTACAATGATTTCTATCTCTTCCACTGTCATAAGCTAGTCCTCCTTTCATAATATATTTCAACAAACAATTCATTTAAATTGTAAGTATTCTTAATAGCATTTTTTTGCTATCATCAAATATGGTTAATGCATCATCTACAGATATTGAATATTTGAACATTGTTCTCAATACATCTGTTACTATTGGTGCATTATCCTTTGATGTTTTAAAATCATTAAATATTGTATTATATTGTTTTTGTACCAATTCTTCTAGAGTTGGTTTTGTTTTTTCTTCCATACTTTCCTCCATTTACTTATATTTTAATTTAACACTTGTTTTTAAAAAGGTTTTCAGAAATCAGAAAAACCGATAAAAGAAGAATTATCCTTTTGTGCTCAAATTCTAGCAGCATTTATACAGATGCCACATTAATTACAGGTGCTTCGGCACCTTCTTTTTTTATTTGAAAATCTCCTTCAATTATCACTTGTATATCATTTGTCTTTATACTTGTAATGTTGTCATTTATTATTATTTCAACCATATTTCCTCCCATTATAAAAAGCACCTTTTATGGTGCTTTAGTTTTAACATATTGATATTTGTTCTTCTTCCATTCTTGGAAGTATTCCTTTTGATTTCAAAAACTCATATAAAAATAATCTACCTTTTTGAGTCCACATCATACTTGTCCTACTTCCTTGTGATCCATTTGAATGTGTAAACTCAAATGTTTTTGTTTGTGTATATCCTTTTCCTCTATATTTCTTATATAAGAGCCAATCTTTACCTTGTTTATATTGAATACCAAATTTATTTAATACTTTATTAAATTCTATTGTCGAAAATCCATAATCACAAGCTATTACATTTGCCTTTGTTAAATCATCACATTGTAATATTCTATCTGTATAATCAGCTTTTGGTTTTAATTCTCCAATAAGTTGGTCTTTTTTATTATTCTCTGCAAGTAAATTGTTGTTTTCTTTTCTTAAATTCTCAACTTTTGTGTTTAATACATTCATAGCCTTTAAGATTAATTCATCTTCATTCATATTTTCTTCACCTGCTATATATCCACCTGTTTTTCTTATGGCTGGTAATACTTCACTTGTTACCCATTTTTTAAACTTTTTAGCATTTGGTAACTTACTTGACATTATCAAACTATATAAACCACTTTCATTTATTAACCATGTTTCCTGTTTTCTTCCTAATTCATCGACGATGGGATATTTTATCCTATCATCTTCATCTATGTGATTTACTATTGCTTTATGTGGTTCTTTGTATATTAAACTTTCAGCTACATCTTTTCCAACAAACCAAGGCTCATTATTTATTTCAAAACTTCTAATTTCTCCAAACTCTTCATTTTTAAATATCATTAAATCATTCATACTACTTTATTCTCCTTTTTGTATTATTTTTAATCCTTTTACCTTCTTCCACTCCTTCAATATGTACTAAAACTATTGATATTGTTAAAGGTAATACTATACTAAAAAACATCCCCCATAAATTAGTTATATGCATTTAGAACACCTTCTTTCTTCAAGTTGTTCTATTAAATCTTCCCATGTTGCTTTTCCGTCTTGCACTAATTTATATCCATTTTTACAAAAGTTATAAACATATGAATCAATTCTCTTACCTATTTGTTTTTCATACTCAATAACATATTTATCAAATTTACTTATTTCGAATTTTTCACTCTTCTGTAAATGAAATCCATCTTGTAATTCTTTTTCAATTCCACTTATAATTTCATCAAGTGTTCTCTTTTCATTTTGTGCAATACTTATTATAGTAGTTCTATCTTTAATTGTAAAAGTAAAATAAGTATTATCTTTAAAATAATTTTCTTTGTCTTGTTCTTTTGTTCTATATTCAATTTTTAATTTTGGCATAATAAAAAGACCTTCCTTTCAATTTTGTATTGAAATTTCAGTCCTACTATGATACAATATATTTGTAGGAACAAAATTTCTATGTATTGGATAATGTGAAAATTTGGCGATGGACACATTATCCTACTTTTTTATTTCTGTATAGACCTTATCTATACCCTCTCTAATTATTTCTGATTTTTTCTTTCCTGTTTGATTACAACAATATTCTAACTTATCTATGTCACTCTGTGATAATCTTATTCTTGTATTAAGTTTTTTAGGGTCATCTGTTGGTCTCCCTTTCATTTTTCCACCTCTCTTTCTGTATCCACATATATGTTATAATATGTATCCACAAATGTCAAGAGGTTTTTTAAAAATTTAAAAAAAGAACTTACGTAAGTAAATTCTTTTCTTTCAATTTAATTATTAAATTTTCTGTGCTTATATTCTCGTTATATTTCCATTCTATTAATATTACATTATGTTCTATGCATAATTTTTTCTTTCTGTTGTCATTCTCTTGTTGACGAATAAAACTTTCTTTCCCTCCAAAAAAGTTAATTGGTTCGAAATGTTGTTGTCCCTGATATTCTATTGCTATTTGTCGAGATGGTATAAAAATATCTATTGATTGCTTTCCTAGCCATTCTGTTCTATACTGATAAATAGCATCTTTAAAAACATCTTTTACTATTTTATATAATGTTAATTCCGAAGTATTTTTGAGTTTCGTATTTAAAGGTAACCCTAAAATTTCTTTTATAACATTGTCTCTTTCTATATATGCATTATGTACCGCCTTCATTGAATCATTAAAATTGTTAAATCTATAATTCCAACAAATTATATTATTTAACGCTTGGTATGTCTCAAATTCTTTAATATATTCTTCATATAAATATTTCATTGCTTTATTTTCTTTTACATGAGTAGCTTTAATAATTTCTTGAAAAATTTCATTTTCTTTGCTTATATCTATATTTTGGGCAATGCAATTTTTGTATATCTGTCCATGAGTTCCTATTCCTAATATATCACTAAACAAATAATTACATACTCTTATTTCATTACCATATAGAATATTCATATTATATATTCTTTCAATCTCATTTATATTAAAATATACTTTATAATTTATATTTTTTTCATTATTTAAAACATTATCTAATATTTCAATTTTTTCCGCATAATGGTATGCATAATATTCCTTTACCCAAAAGTCTAAATCATTTACTTTTCCAAAGAAAAAAACTGTTTTATCTTTAGGAATTTTAAATAATCTTCTTTTTATATTATATTTTTTTAATATATATTTTCCCTCAAAACTATTTATTTGTTTTAACATCTCTTCTTTTGTCGGATACATTTCTTACTTCCTTACATACAAGTTAATCTATATTATATACAATAAAAGCATCAATTTATCAAGTTCTTTCTTAGTTGTTTTGTTTTTTTGTTGCTCTTAATGGTGCTCCTACATTATCTCTAAAACTTCCTAATAATATCTTTATTGTATCTAAAAACCATCCAATCATACATAACCCAAAAGTAAATGTATATAATAATCCTTTTCCTATATTTCCAACATAATATTGATGTAAACCAAACCATCCTCCAAATATACACATAATTAAAGCTGTGTCTTTATTTTTATCTGATGTAATCGTTTGATAATGAGCCATATTGCATTCCTCCTCTTATTTATTCTATAAAAGGATTATATCACTTTTTTTGAAAAAAGTTGTCGAAATTTGTCGAAAGCATTATTTTTTTAAAATAATTCTTTATAGCAATCTCTAATAAGTATTGATTTTGCATTTTGATTCATACAATCACCTGCAATTAATTTATTTGTCGTTGCTTCATTTAAATTAATTTGCGTTTTTAAATCATCATTTCTTTTTATTAAATTAGCTTGGCAATAATTAACTATATCTTTATACCTTCCATTCCAAAATTCACTAGGTTTTAGTCCAAAAAAATATGATAATAGTTCTAATGAATATATTAAATCAGTTGTATTGTCAGCGTTGCTTATTTTTTCTAATATTCCATCTAATCCTCTGAAAATATTTCTCTTTCCGCCAATTGTCCTATTATTTTTTCTGCTGATGTCTTGATTAGTGATTCCATATTGATTCCTGATAATGGATTTGATATTTTCTGTTCCATTTCCTCTTTTGTCATTTGACTTTTGAAAAAACCCTCATCATTTATTGCACCTGCTATTTCACTAAATATATCACCATATGCTTTGTTGTTTTCTTCTTTATAATCATCTATAAATTCAAAAACTTCATCACTTGTTTTAAATGATTTAATTCCCGCTTCATCTTCTGCAAACGCATATATTATTTTTGCTAAGGCATCTAAATCATTTTCGGTTACTGCTTTAAAATATAAATCTTCAAAATTCTTTCCTTTTAATATATTAGTTATATTTACTATTTTTCTTGTTGTAAATACTAAATTTATTGTTTTGTTTTTGGTTACTAATTCCATATTTCTCTCCTTTGCAAAAGAGAGAAGGCTTTATTTTGCTGCCTTCTCCTTATTAGTGTCTATTCCTGTTTGTTCTGACACGACACTTACATCAGAACTAGGCTGTGGGAAAGCCGTCGCTTTCTTCCACACCACTATTTTTATATATTGTAACAATCTCTTTTAAAAATTCTCCTACTGATACTTCTCCCATTGTAACAAACATTTGTCCTTTTAATGTTCTTACTAATGGTTGACTTCCTGATGGAGCTGTATGTGCTGGATTTTGGAAAAACCAGTACAAGTCTTTGTTCATTAAGTTTCTTAATTTTTTATGTTGTGTATGTGTAAAGTATATATCTAATTCAATATTAGATGCCTTTTTTATTCCTGGTACTGAAAATTCATAATCTAAATCCAATGCAGATCCAGTTACTGCATCTGGTGCTTCTTCTAATGCTGGTACTTTTTCAGTAAAAGCAACTTGCGTTCTTTCTCCTGTTTTTGTTTCAGAATACCAAACTTTTACCCATTTACTTATGTCAGGCATTTGGTCTGCTGTTGTATTTGTGTCTTTTATTTCGTTACTAGCCATTTTTAATTCCTCCTATTATCTTATAAAATCAAATGAGTTCATTATTGCATTATAAATGACCTCAAATGTTATTGTTATACCATATTTTTGCAATATAGAATCGTATATTGCTGGGCTGGTATTTGTCCTTATAAAATTTAATTCTTGAAGTTTTGTACTAACTTCATCTGTCATTTGCATTGCTTGTCTTTGTTTTTCATTCCAACATGTTATTGAAATTTGAAATGTAGATTTTATTGGAAATGCATTTTCTGTTTTATTCACAGATTTCAAAGGTGTATGTAATTCAAGACAAGGAGATTTACTTGTTGTTGTTGGATTTGTTAATATTTGTTTGTATTTTAATGGTTCTAATTGTTCATATAATAAATCACTGAAATCTTTTATACTTAAATCTCTCATTTGCATACCTCCTTTAACATCTGATCTAATTTTTTCTTGATAATCTCTGCGTTTTTATTTCTACTTTGAAATTCAGCATCTCCAAGGAAATGATTTGCTTTTGCTCCAACTGCAACATAAAATTGTTTGTTATTTATAGTTACAATCGGATAACTTAATGACCTCCCTACTTTGTTTACAGGTATATACCATTCTATATAACCTGATTCAATAAAGTGCTTTGTTTTTCCTATATGTTCTTGTTCTGCATATTGTCCTGTTCCAAAATACTCAAACCACAAATATGATTGACCATTTTCAGTAACAAATTTAGAAGGATCTGCATAAACCCTTCCTTTTACCTCTTTAGTAGACATATCAACCATTTCAACTAATATACCTTCCTCGTTATGTCCTTTTTCTAATCTTATTGCATAGCCTCTAATATTATTTAAAACATCTTCTGTTATTTCTTTTGCTATCTCTGGTATCTTTTGAGTTATAGCTTCTATATTTTTAAAATTATGTTTTACTTTTATATTACAATTAAAATTAATCATTTTTGCATTTTCTCCAATATATATAACATTGTACTACCTATTTTTAAAGCATCTTTTACATAATATTCTGGTATAAAATCTTCTAGCTCCGATATATTTTCAAATGATATTCCATCACCTTTATTTATAAGATACTTTCTTGTAGTTCTTGCTTTATATCTACTATAGTCAACTTCTCCTGTTGATTTCCTATCGAGTTCATTTATATCCTGCTGAATATTTAAATAAGCTATACCAACATTACTTTCCTTAGCTAACTTATACACTTCTAGCTCATTCAAGTCTTTTAATGACATTTCATTTATTTCTTTTACAGACAAGCCTTTTCCTTTATATCTCCACTTTTTTTCTGTTTCTCCGATGGTCTTCTATTTCTTTATATTCTGATATGTAGACTTTTGTTAAATCTCGTAATAACATTAAAGTAGCCTCCTTATTGTTGATACATCTATCCTTAATTTCTTTTCTATATCATTAAATGTTGAAGAAACACTTCCTTCATTTCTTGATAAAAGACCTTCTGCTCCTCTGCATAAATATTCGGATATAACAGCTTTTTTTATGTATGGGAATAGCTTTTTATCATCTTCTTTTCGATTAGAAGCATCACAGGCAATAGAAGTCATATCATCTATTATGTCTTTTATTACATTATCTGTATCTTCAATGTAATTTGCTCCTAATCTTTGCTTTATTTGTTCTAACATCTATTGCCTTCCTTTCTATCCTTTTGAGATTATTCTTGCTATAGCGATTTCTTTATGGTTATATGTATTTCCATCAGAACCTACTACTAAATCCCAGTTTGCTCCATCTGCTAATTCTTCATCTGTTGGTGAATCTGTTGCTTGATTTTTCATTAAGTAACTAACACCATGAGGAGCCATTACTTTTCTTTGTCTTTCATATAAGTAATCTCTATCATTATCAGCATCTCTATCCATTTCATGAGGTACTTTTGCTCCTAAGTCTTCATAGTCAAATGCTCCTTTTCCGAAAACATAAGTAACATACTTAGAATCTCCATATCCTGAAACTTCATAATAGTTTCCAATATTTTCAACAGAAGGTTCTGCAACTGCTGTATAATCTGTTTCGCTTTTTGTATAATATGTTTTTCCTTCTGTTAAAGTTTTATCAGAAGTTTTTGCATATATTGGGTCTCCCTCTTCTTCTGTTATTTCGTCATATTCAATTAATAATTTTCCATTCCATGTATAAACATTTAGTTCTCTTTCAATTCCATTTGGGTCATTGTATCTTAAGTTTGTTACTAATTTTTTTCCTTCTAGATTTGTTACTATTACAGAGTTTGCTACTGCTAATTTAAAGTTTCTTCTTCTATCTCCACATGCTTTTTGTAACGCTGTATTTAATGTTGTTTCAGCTACTGATGACTCTTTTTCTCCTGATATATCATATGTGTGTTTTGAAGCAAAAACTTTACCTGCATCTGATTTCATTGAGAATAATGCTTTTGTTATAATTAATAATACATCTTCCCATGCGCTATCCCAGTAATCTCCTAGTTGGTCTGCAACTTGACTCATAAAGTCTTTTTTAGATGTTACATCATATGTAAAGTCATCTTCATAAAACTTGTCTTTTCTACCAATAGCAACAACACCTTGTTTATATGTTGGTAATGTTTTTCCTTCATCATATTTTGTTTTTCCATCATAGTTTACTGGTTTTCCTTTTAATCTTCCTATCATTGGAATTATTCCATATTCAGCACCAGTTTGTGATGCAAACATTTCTCTTATTCTATTGTTTCCTTGTAATACTCCTGATTTTATTAATAAATTTAATCTTTCTTGTGGGATTGTGTCATAATAAGCACCGAATGCTCTTTCATTAAAGTATTTTTTGTTAAATGTTCCTGTACTTGTAAAATCTGCCATTTTTTATACCTTCTTTCTTTTAATTTTTATATTTTGATAATTTGCAAAGTTCTTCATAAGTCATTTGACTTTCTGGTTTAGAACCTTCAATTGAATCTCCTGTTTGAGGAGCAGGTTCTCTAGAATACTCATTTATTGTTTTTTCTCTCTCTGCTTTTGATACTTTTTCAAATATATCTAATTTTGAATTGATACTTTCAGCAGTTTCTTTTGAAAAATCAATAGTTTCTATATATCCTAATGAGATACCTCTTTGACTTGCTTGGCGAATTGTTTCGTCTTTTAGTCTATAAGCATTTAGTTCATTTTCAGCTTTATTTGCTCTAGCTCTTTCTTGCTCTAATTCATAAGATTTCTTTTGATCTTCGTCCATCTTTGCAAGTTTATCAGCTTCTGCTTTCTTTGCTTCCATTTCTTCTAAAATTGCTTGTCTTTGTTTTTGCTTTTCAGCATTAATCATTTTGTTTACTTCATCTCTTGTAAAAGTTTTTTCTTTATTTTCTTCTACTTTTGACGTTTCAACTTTTTCTACACTCTCGGCAGTAGATTCCATATCTTTTTTTATTTCTTCATTATTTTCCATAAATAATGCCCTCCTTTAACTTTCTCGGCTAAGTTATAACCAAACTATTTGACTTTTTACGGAAGTCTAACCAAATAAAAATAGACCTTTTAAAGCCTTGTCTAGGGCATAAAAATAAGAACTAGTCGACTTAGCTCTTGTTTTTTAATTGTAAAATGTTATTAACTTATTTATTACCATATTTTTCAAAAAAGTTTTCATTAAACTTATATTTGAACATTCCTGCTAACGGTCTTAATATTGTAATTATAGTAAATATAATCCAATACCAAGTTGGCATTTGTAATTTAATGCTTAACATTAAAACTAATAACCACATATTATTTTTCCTCCTTATCTTCGTATGTCGCCATATAATTTTTCTTTACATCAAAATTAGTTATTTCATCTGGTGTTAATTTTGCATAAATTTCAATATTAGCAACAAATTTTAAATCGTTTGTTATATCATCTGCTCTCTTTATGAGTTCTTGTCCTATTGCTATAATAGATTTCTTTACATTTTCATTTACTTCTGTTTTTAATTGTTCTTGCATAATTCCTTCTTCTTTCCATAATAAAAGCACCTACTTTTTTAGTAAGTGCTTAAAATATTGTTTTCTTTAATTTATTGTTTCTCATGCTTTCTTGTTCTTCTTTTATTAATTTTTCATACTCTTTTCGTATGTCATCAGGTGTGTTTTCTTTTAATTTTGTCCTATTTCCATTTTCATCTTCTTCATCAGATAACCAATCTAACCATCTAGGATTCAGTATCATTTATATCATTCCTCTCATTATTTTTATTATTTCTCTACTTAATATACTTGCATTTTTTCCATTTCTATAATAATCTGAAAATGCTTCTCCTATTGTCTCACTATATTTCGTTTTTGCATATTTAGAAATATTATTCCTTAATAAGTCTTGTGACATTTTATCATTAACTCCTAAATTATTAAATGCTTTGGCTACAATTTCTTTTGTTGTTACATCATTATTCCAGTCTTTAATTATTAGATTTTTATCAGCATATCTGTTTTTAATTATTTCATATGTAACACAATGGCCTAATTCGTGATTTCCTAAATCCTCATACTTTGTATTTTTAGGATGAAATCCATTTTTTACATCATTTTGATATTGTTCTTTTACTATATTTTCATCTCCATAAAAGTTTCTACTTACTTCCATTATACATTTATTATCCTGTATATCTGGAGTTATATTTAATCCTCCATATGGATGTTCTATTACTCTTATTTCTTTTATTGCATTTTCTATTTGTGGAAAATCTTTATAAACTTTATTCATATTATTTAATGTTTTCAATAATGCTTCTTTATCCAATCCTTTTAATTTGGCTTTTTGAACATTATATTTATTTTTTACAATCTTTTCTAAATCACTATCAAAAATACCATACTTCTTTTCTAGTTCATAATATGGTAAATACACAACATAACTTCTGCAATGGTGATAATGGTGCATTATTGTTGGAAGATTTAACCCCAAAACAAGTCCTCTACATCGTATCCTTTGCATTGTTAATTCTTTTTGTGTTTCTCCGCCAGTATCTATCAAATACATTTTCTTTATTGATATAAAACTCTTGTCCATCAAGGCTTTGGCACATCAACGTAGTTCTATCGTCCTCTACTGCAACAAATCTAACTTTTGCATTATCTTCTGCAACTGATTTTATTCCTTCAACTTTTGCTAAATTACTTAAACCTATTAATGTCAAATCCATATAGCCTGATATTTTGTCATTATTTATATTGAGCTTTTGATTATTTTGCTTGTTTATTATATTCTGATAAACATTAGAATCGATTTTTAGGTCTTTTTGTTGCATTATATCATAAATTACTTGTTTGTACAATTGCTCTGTATTATATTTGATTATTATCTCAATATATTGTTTTAAATTAAATCCTGAATAATTAGGTTGATCCAATAATGCAAGAAACAAAGCCATTGGAATTATTGATGGCTTTTTCTTTTTGGTTACTTCTTGTTGTCCTTGTTCATAGTAATAATTGGCATCTTCATACATTATTTGCTTTTCTTGTTTTTCAAGTTTGCTTTGTTCTTCTATATATGCACTATAAATAAGCAATTCTAATATTTCACTATTCTTTACTCTTGTTCTTTTATAAATATTGTTTACTAATGCAGTAAAGTAATTATTATTTTTCAATAATCCTTGTTCTTTCCATTGTTCTATATATGTATTTATTCTTTTCTTAGTTTTATTATCTGTAATATTATAGATGTTTTCTATTGTAAAATTAAATGTATCAAAGATTTCCTGAAGTCTGTTCTGTGTTTGTTTTGATGTTTTATTATATAGTTGTTTTAATT